TATAATTAACAACAATAACGGTTAAATTCAAACTATCATTTTCAATATCAATATCTTTATTTAATACAACATTTAAAGATGTTTTTGGAATTCTACTAAAATTGCATGAACCAGATGGTTGTGTTTCTAATGGATTTAATGAAAATGAATATACATTTATGCCAGGTGCGGGTGTTGATTTATAATGTGAATATGGATGCAAGTAATTAAAATATTTATATTCTTGATTAATTAAATCTGTACCATTTAAAATAATAGATGAATTTGTTATGTAAATACGTTTATTATCATTCTCTTTTTCATTTTTAACAAACCAAAACATATCTTTAGCACAATGATAAAAATTTATATCAAGATTAAAATTACTACTACCATTATTAAAATTATTAAAATAGTTATATTGTACTTGTGTTATTAAATATTCATGACTTGATTGTGCAAATTTTTTTCTTTCTACATTATCTAAATAAACATATTCAAAAATTGCAGTAATTTCTAATTGAGACAAAAATATATTATTATAATTATTTATAATATCTTCATATAATGCATCTACATCACCTGTTAAACAATTTTCTATTTTCTTTGTTTTAATACGCAATTCCATATCATTATATTGTAAAGATATTAATGGAAAAGCTAAACCATAATTTTGTGTAAACCACATAGGAACTGGTAAGTATAAATATTGTTCATCTTTATAGTATGTTGGTGTATTCAAGTTAGTACCTATAATATTATTGTATAATCCAATATTTTGATATTTTAATTCACCAAATATATTTATATAATCAGGTGTAAGTTGATTTATAGGATTACTGCCAATATATAAATCAATTGAATTAAATAAATATATTCCAATCTTATTTATCCAACCTAATTTCCTGGTTTCTATATCATCATTTTTATTGTTATCTATTAAATTGCTCTATACAATCTTATTAAATTCATCAATACCTTTTAAATTTTCATAAATAACATTACTAAATATAGCATATGGTAAATCATAGTTGGTATATTGGTCATATATAAAAATTAAACTTGTTTTATCATCGCTTAATTTAAATAGTGAACAATTTTTATAATATGCCTGGCTGTTATTAACTATATTATCTATATTAACTATATCAACCATATTAACCATATTAACCATATTAACCATATTAACCATATTAACCATATTAACCATATTAACCATACCAACCTCATCAACCCCATCAACCATACCAACCGTATAAAAATAGTCAACTGTATAAAAATATTGAACATATTGGTCAAAAGGAATATTATTTAAAATGTAATTACGTAATTCATCTATATAAGATATAGTACTATAATTTGTATTAAAAAAATTGTTAATAACAAATGTCAATCTATCTTTAAAATAGATTAAGTAGTCATAATATGAACTTATTTGTTGATTAAAATTACTTTCCTGATTAAAATTACCCGTGGTTTCACGTGGATTCAAATTAAAAGCAGGTAATTTAATTTTTAATATTACATTACTTAATAAATCTCCAACTTTGGGAATTAATAATGATGATGTTTTATTAAAATCTACATTATTATCAAATGATGTTTCTACAAATTTAACACCAAAGTTAGTATATCTTCTATATATTACATTAAAAAAGGTAATTTCTGGATTTCCAGTTAACATTATATCTTGATTTCCAAATGTAGATATTTGTATTAATCCACCTGTCATAATTATATACCTTAATTATAAACTTTATTTTATTTATAAACTTTATTTTTATTCACAATTTTAATTTATTAGATGGTTAGTATAAACTATAAAAAATAACTTTTCTTGATATGTTTCATTTGTTAATAATGATATGGAGTCAATTGACATTGTTCTACAATTATCATTCTTATCATAGAAATAAATATAATCAAATGGATGACTTTTATTACCACTTAAAAAACCAATTTTAATGGTTACGGGTATCAACTCGTTTTTATTATATTGAGCATTATTTTTAATAAAATTGTCTATTTCATATTCCTCATTTATATTTTCAATTACAGGTACAATCTTAAAATAAACATTTTTATATAAATTTCTACTATGAATATTTTTAAGAATATTGTTTATAAATTTTATATTTTCTATGATTGTATTATTGCTACTGCCAATACAACCATAAGAATGATGGAGGTTAGTAAAAGGTAAAAGCGTTGCTGTTGTATTAAAAATTGTAGCATCGGTTAAATCAGTAAATCGTTCAACATTAAAATCAGTAAAAATGCCTTTTATATTTATAATAGTATCTAATCTATCAAGTATTTGTTTAATTAGTAATTCTATACATATTACTGTTTTATGATTATAGAATTGTTTATGTAAATCATATCTCTTTCTAAATACTTTAAGTATATCATAACCATTTTTTTCTGGAAAACATATATTATCATTTATAACTTTTACATTATTTACAATTCTGGTAAATTGAAATGATGTATTGAGACCAAGATAAAATGAATCTCTGCATATATAATCTAACTTGTCAACATCTAACCCATTTATATTATTTGATACAATTTGAAAGATAAAATTGTTTGGTGTTTCATTTGTTGGATTTATTAATTCTGCTATAAAATTAAATGCATCTTTGTCTATAAATGAGGTAAGTGGTGTATCATATACATGAGTTGTATTAATTATTTCTTGTAATATCCTAATTGACCTATTTTCATGATGCACCATTTCACAATGCACCAAGTCAGTCTGCTTTAATAACCATTCATCAAATAAATGGCTTAATGGTCCATGCCCTAAATCATGACATAATCCTGCAATTTTAACTAATTCAATTATATAATCATCAAGTAATAATTTTGAGTTATCGCTATAACCACTACCATCATTCATGCTTGATACATAACTTCTTATAAACGGTACTTTTAGTAGGGAACTATTAATTTCTTTAATATCCGAATTATTTATGATATTAACAAGCAATTTTTCAACAAGGTGATATGTACCTATAGAATGTTCAAAACGCTTATTATTTGCATTGGGAAAAACTAGGAAACATACTCCCAGTTGTTGTAAATACCTTAAACGCTGGAAGTAGGGACTATTAATTATAGTACTTGCTACAACCGTTGTTGTAATTGTATCATGTATAACATCTCTATAAATATTTGCTTTTTTTAAGAATTGTGTTTTATCTAATGCCATGTCTTATAATTATAATTATAACTAATAATATATTCTTATTATAACTAAATCAATTTTTATAATCTATTACAAAAAGATTATATAGTTAAAAGAAATTGGTAAAAGAAATTGATAGAACATAGTTAAAAGCAATTATAAAAAGCAATTATAAAAAGCACTTGGTTAAAAGCAATTATAAAAAGCAATTATAAAAAGAAATTGGTAAAATAAATTGATAGAATATAATTAAATGCAATTATAAAAAGCACTTGTTAATTGAAGATAGTTGCTAATAGATTTACTCATAGTATATGAATAATCAGATAATATATTAATTATATCTATACATATATCTTCATCATTATTAACAGTTTTTAAATAGTAAATAAAATGTAATAATACATCCAATGAATTATATCCATCATTTTTAAATTGATTAATTATCTTGGTTATGTTTATAATATCCTTATTTATAATATAATTATACAAATTATCAAATATTGCTTTAGATGGTACATCACAAATCATATTTACATTATTAATAGTAATTTTATTAAAAGTATAATATGTTAGTTCTAATATATTTATAGATTGTCTTATATCTTTTTGACATAAATTAAAAATATATTCAAATGTATCGGTATCATAATCATATTCTATATTTTCATTTTTACATATATATTCTAAACGTTGTATATAATGACTGATAGGAGGTTTAACAAACTTTATTATTACACATCTACTTTGTATTGATTCTATAATATTTGGTGTTATATTATCTGCTTCATCTAAAATTAGTAATTTATGTTGAGCATACCCATTAACATATTCTACTTTCTTTTTACAGAAATTTATTATAGTATCTTGAACTGATTTAATGCCTCTATCATCAGATGCATTAAGTTCAATTACTGAATCATATATTGTATTTCGCGGATAAATTGCTTTAGCTATGCAATGTATTGATGATGTTTTTCCTACACCTGATTTACCAGTAAATATTAAATTTGGAACATCTTTATTTAAAATTATATTATTAACTTTTGCATATATAATTGGATCAATAACTAATTCAGATAATTTACGTGGTCTATATTTTTCTGTAAATGGTAGTTTATCCCTTTTCTTTATGTTATCTGTCATTACCAATAACCTTTAATAAATTTTTATTTTTATTAAAGTTTGTTTTAAAAAGCCTTAATTAAGTTATAATAAAAGATACAAAAACTTTTTCAACTTTTAAGGATTTACGCTTTTTTTAATTGCATGTTTAATACGTTCAAAATCAACATCTTCTAATATAATTGGTTTACAATATTATCAATATAATTTAATTCTTGTTTCTCAATATCATCAATTTCTTCCTTAATCTTACACAAAATTTCCTTATATTTTTTACCACACTCTGTAAACAAATCTTTTTTACGTCCAATAATAATAGATATGGAACCTATTAAGTATTCTTGCATACCATCAATTTCTATTGATGATACAGGCATATTTATATTATCTTTTTTCATATCATGGATTTGATTAATCATTTGATAAAGGTCATTTATATCTTTTTTTATTTTTAACTGTTGAATAGATACTTTCCATAAATCAAGAATTAGATAATACATTTGTTTTATTACTATTACTAATACTAATATAAAAAATTATAAAAAATTTTTCATTTTTTTACAAAAAACTTTGTTTATTTCTTCCAAATTGATAAGTTGAAACTATTTTTTTAATATTGCCAAAATCGCTTTCTTCTTTATTACTATTACTAACACAATCTTTTTTATTACTATTACTAACACGGTCGCAATCATTTTTTTTAATAAGATTATCTTCAATAAATTTATCATCTTCTAAATCTATAAACATTTTAGTTATGAAATCAGTTGTTTTATCTGGCAGGGTGCCTTTGATAGAACTATCATTATCGCTTGATTCAACATACTCATCACTAAAATGAAAATCTTGAATAAACCACTCATTCTTTTCATAAATAAATTCTCTTTTATTTGCCCATTTTTGATAAATGGATAATACATCACATATATCAATAACAAGAGGTATAGATTGCATATCATCTAATTTATCTTTTCTTAAAATTCTACCAATAGATTGATTAATTGATTTTTCCATTTTAATTGGATTAGTTAGAATAATTGTATTAAGTTTATCAATATCTAAACCTTCTTCTGCAAGTTGCATTGTAGCAAATATAATATCTCCATCCTTTTCTGCTAATTTTCTCTCTCCTTTTTTAGTGGAACCCATATAGAAGTATGTATTATATATATGCTCTTCATTTGCATTTTTAATATATTTATCAACACCTTTTTTAATTATTTGCAAATGTTCAACGCGCGAACTAAGAATTAATATCTTACGTCCACCTCCAATATATTTCAACATATCTATCATTTTAATAATTAGCCTTGTTCTTGATGGTGTATTAGTTATAATTTCAACCATACTATTATGGTCTGGTCTTATTGCTCCTTTTATCCATCTTT